ATTAGACGCAGACGGTAATACTAAAATTGAATGGGTAAAGACTGAAGCGGATAAGGAGAGACAAGAGGAGATAATGCGAGAGGTTACTGAATCTCTCACTCAAGGTATAAAGCCTTGGCCCCTTGTTAAAGCTCCTAAGAAAACAAGTAAAGAACTATGCTCAGTCTACACAATCACTGATTATCATATCGGAGCCTATTCCTGGAGCGAGGAGACTGGGGAAGATTGGGATATTAAGATAGCTGAAGAGACTTTACATCAAGCCTTCACTGATATGATTAACGGTACTCCCGACTCCGAACAGGCTGTATTTGTTCAGATGGGAGACTTCCTCCACTGGGACGGTTTAACGTCCGTCACACCCCTAAATAAGCACGTTCTTGACTCTGATGGACGCTACCCTAAGCTAGTCCAAGTCGCCATAGAAGGCTGTGTCAGGGCCGTAGAAATGCTACTTCATAAACACAAGCACGTTCACGTTGTTATCTGTGAGGGGAACCATGATTTAACAGGTTCGGTCTGGTTACAAGCTGTTATGAATATGGCGTTTAAGAATAATAAAAGAGTCACGGTAGATAGTAGTGTGTTTCCATACTACTCATTTACTTGGGGCAAAGTATTCTTAGGATGGCATCATGGTCACTTAACGAAGATAAAAGGATTAGCGGGTAAGTTCTTCTCCGAACCAAGATTTAGAGGTGATATGGCTAATACGGATTACATTTATTTAGCCACTGGTCACTACCATACGAAAGAATTATTTGAATCTTCAGGCGCGGTGATAGAAAGACACCCCACGTTAAATGCCAGAGATGCTTATGGAGCTAGGGGATTTGAACACTCCCAAAGAGGCGCGTTAGCAATCACTTACCATAAAGACAGAGGCGAGATTAGCAGGGTTACGGTAACACCATGAGACAGTTAGACGAATTGAATATCCTTGAACACTGTGAGCAATGTATCTATCACTCCAAAGATAAATACAATCCAAGTAGAACGTATTGTAATAAGCTCGCAGAAACATACGGGAGGCCCGTAGAGATATGTGTGAACAAACACTTTCCAATCCCATGCCCTTTACCGAAGGTGTAGCCAAAGTTAAAAACCCCTGTAGAGGTATATGTTCTACTTCTACCGTTGGCAGTATTTGGTGCGTAGGTTGTGGCAGATATTACAAGGACGTTATTAACTGGAACGCTTACGACGAGTCTCAAAAGATTCTAGCCATGAAGAAGGCTACGGAACACTTAGAAAAGAAACGTCTGGGAGAGGTCACTGATAATCAGGATTACTTATGAAGGCAACAGATAAGCAGGTAGGTGGCAGTCATTATAAGGGAATGAAAATACAACCTATAGAATACATACAGGCTAATGATTTAAGCTACTGTGAAGCCAACGTAGTTAAGTATGTATCAAGGTGGAAGAGTAAGAACGGTGTTGAGGATTTACTAAAGGCGAAGCATTACATAGAGTTGTTGATAGACTATGAAGAAGAAAACGCTTAGAGCTTTGATAGATGACGTAGCTAAGTTATTACAGAAGCACGTTAGATTGAAGGCTGCGGTAGCTGCTGATAAGAATGGATTTATAGAGTGTGTTTCTTGTAATAAGTGGTTCCACTGGAAGGATATGCAGGGTGGACACTGGATTGAAAGAGGGAAACAGGCTACAAAGATAATGGAAGAAAATATACATCCCCAGTGTAAAGGATGTAATCAGTATGGAATGAGGCATAGGACTCACGTTAGAGAAGGTTATTCTAAATTTATGAGAGATATGTATGGGGATGACTTCTGTGACCAAATGCTGATAGATTCTAAGAAACCGATTAAATACTTCAGACCTGACCTAGAAGATATGGTCAAAGACTTGAGGAGAAAGAATCGTGAACTTGAAGCAAATCTGTGAATGCGGGAATAAGATGTTAATCATCTACGACAGGGAAGATGAGCTATTAGTTAGAGGGTGGTTCTGTCCTTGGTGTGGGAAGTGGCGAAAGAATGATATGCGGAGTGTGTTGGCTTGAAACGGGAAATCCAGACTGTAGAAATAGACCCCATGGAACCAGACGAACTTGCGAAGTGGGTGAACAACAACTTACCCTTTTTGGAGGGGACGGAGCAGAGGGCGATTGGGACTCTTGCGATGATGGTGAGGGATTACTCGGAGTTCATGGAGGAGAATAATACAGTAGATGAATTATTCAATATGTTCATATCCATGAGATATAAGGAATTGATGGACGGGGAACTGCATTAAGAGAGGTCAGTACGGCACCCAAAGGCGAGGGTGGAGGAACCCAGGATGCCGCACTGCCTCAAAACTATTGAAAACTTCTATCATACGCCGCTTTTAATTCTCTAAAAAAAGCAGGGTCTTGTGATTTAACCAAATCAACTCTATTTGACTTAAGAAGACCAGAATACACCTGAGCCTTCCTATCAAATGGAGAGTTTCTAATTGCTTCTTTTGCTGCCTTGCTAAAAACTAGCTTAGGCTTTCCATCTACTACTCCAAGCTCTTCTCCCAATGCAACGCCAGATGGGGCTATTATTTGAGGAGCAGAAATGCCATATCTTTGAGCTAATTTATTTGCAGCATCCGCAAATCTATCTGCCATTCTGGAGCCAACCTGCTGGAACCCAGTTTGACCTGCCAACATTCTCTGAAAATTTTCTGAAGCAAGCCCTCTTGCTAATCCTGCCCCACTTACGGCAATGCCAGCACCAAAACCTCCACCTGTTACAATGCCAGCACCAATGCTTGATAAAAGCAAACTATTAGCAAACAAACTTTCAAATATTGTAGGCTCTCTTGATACAGCTTGAACTGCTTCTTTAACAACCTTTTCTGATGCGCTTATTTTTTCAATCTGAGATTGAATTTCGGATAGATTGTTATCGTATTTGGTTTTTGCCTCTGCAAGTTTTATATCAAGTTCTGCTTTGTCATTCGCAGTCTTTCTTGAATCTCTATATTTTTTAGCCGCATCTGCTTTTTCTTTCCTAAGCTGTTTTGCGGCATCTACTTTGGCTCTTGATAATCTTGACTTTTCTTCAGAAATGGCATTATCAACATTCTTTTTTATGGTTTTAGAAGTGTCTAGGGCAACAGACTTAATCTGCTCATCTCTCTGAGCCGCAATATTTTTTATCTTTTGAGCTTCATCTTGATAAATTCCCTTACCTCTAGTGGCAAGCCTTTTTGATTGCCTTGAGTTTGCGCCTATCCAATCATCGGCAGAAAATGCAGATTGTTTTTTAACAGCAATGTTAGCGGCATCTTCCAGAGTAGACTTAACTCTCCATATCTCTCTGTCCTCTATAAACTCATTTCTTGCTTTTTTGCTTGTTAACCTTCTTAAAATTAAGTCATCAATATAAGTCTGTATTGGGTCTACAATTTCTTTTACTGTAGACCTATCCTCAGAAAAAGTATTTAAAAGCCTACCAATATTGCTTCTCATATCTACAAGAGTTTGACCAGAAACAAAACCTGACCTTTCTCCATCAAGAGCTTTGTTTAGAACTTCTCCAACATATGCGTTTACTCTTGCTGCTATGTTTATTCCTTGCGGGCCTTCTAAAATAGTTCTTTCTGGGGCTTTTTCTATTATCTTTGATATTTCTTTTGTAATAGCATCTGAGCTAACGCGAATACGGGCATTCTTGGACTTTTGAAATCCAAATGTTTTCCAAGCCGTATCAAGCTCTTTTAAAGCATCCTGCGGGCTAAGTGTTTGTATATCATCAAACAGCGTTGGCCTTGCCGCAGCAGGAAGAGAGTTAGCAAAAACTTTTGAACGAAATGCAGACTCAAGAGCATTTACTGCTTCATCAGCCTCTTTTACAGCATTTGCTTTTATGTTGTCTAATTCTAACTCTCTTGTATTTTTAAGCCCGTCTATTCTTGACGAGCTTACTTCATCAAGCTCTATATCTTTTATTCTTCCACTTGCGGTTAAGTCATCTTTAATATCGTCTGAAAGAAGCCTGGCTCTTTCTATAGCCTCATCTCTTTCTGAAGTTATAATTCTTTTAGATTGTTCTAACCTTATTTGTGCGTTTTTTAATAAATCCTCGCCCCTTTGTTTTAAAGCGTCTAAATTTGGAATCCTTGCAGTAATGTTTCTAGCTTGCTGCTCCATTAAACTTTTTGCGCCAAATGCTTTAGAAACTACATGACGATAAACAGGAGCAAGCATATGGTCAGTAAATGCCAATGAAACAAAATCTTTTCCTTTGCCTAACTGCTGTGCAACATTGCTTTGAAGAGCCTTGTTAACGCCCATCCCGATTCCAGTTAGACCAGCAGAAAATGTTCCTCCAAGAAAAGCAGAAATTCCAGCATTAGTTAGTTTTTCTTGTAAAGTATCTCCTTCAGCTCCAATTATTGCGGATTCCCCAGCAGCCAAACCAGCACCAAGAACAGCGGTTGGGGTTCTGGAGGCTATGTTAAACGCTCTAGGACTAAAACCTGATAGTTGTTGAGCAAGCCTTAAAGAATCGTCAGAAACCCCCGCAGTGCTTATCGCCCTACTACCCAAAGTTGTTGCAACCTGTTCTCCAGCTTCTCTAGCTAATGCTGCCTGACGAACATCTCTGGCCCTAGCCAGATACTGACCACCAAGAACGGACGCTGGAGAAGCTATACTACCAGCTATATTTGATACGGTTCCCGCAACGGGTCTTTCTTCTAAAAACCTTGCTTGCTGAGATTCTGCTCTTTGTAGCATTTCATCCCTAATTTCAGAAACAGACTTTCCCTCAGAGCCATACATACCAAATAGTTTGTATGTTCCAGCAGAAATCCAAGAGGCTATCTCTTCACCCTTGTTTAGCCACATTCCGTCAATAAACATTCTTGCGGTCATTAAAGAATCTTCTGTATCCCAAGACTCCTCATCTTGAGGAATCATTGAGGCAAGCTGTTCCCCAACTTGTTGTTCTGCTGATTGAGAAAAACTATAGTTGTACTTGCCTGTAGGATTTGTAGGGTCGTTGTAAGTCCCTTCTTTAATTGCCTTATATTTATCTACTGAAGACACCGTTATCTCCTACTGAGAAGAGTACATTGTTGGAACAAAACCAAATCCTGCTTTAAATCCAGAAAGCTCATCATCCATTAATGATTGCGCTTCTTCTTGACTTAAATCCCCATTTCTAACTTTAGCAGCTAAGTCATTTTCAACTCTTCTTAATTCTTCTCTTGCTGTTCCGTAAGCTCGTTTTCTTTGAGAAAAACCTATAGTGCTTGCATCTTTAAAATTTCCAGATTCTTGCTGCTCTAATATAAACGAATCCATTAATAGAGCGTCATCTTGAACATAAGAATTAATTCTTTTAGCGGTTTCTAAAAACTCTAAAATTTCTGCAACACTTGCGTTTGTAGAAGGAAATCCTTGAGAAAAAATAGCTATATCCCTGTCAGAAGCAACGCCAGGTGGCAAGCTATTTATAATTTCTTGATTTTTCTCTCTTTCAAAAGCAGTTCTTAAAAACGACTCATCATCTCTGGCTCCTACTGCTGATTTCAAAGCCTCAGAAAAACTAGAATAAAGACCAGCAGAACCTTCTGCTAAAAGATTGTTTTGGTCAATTATATTTATTGCAAAGTTAATTCTTTCATCAGAAAGCATCGCGGCATCAGAAGCATCATGATATTCCTGAACTCTAGTTTCAACTGCTGTTGGAATATTTAAAGGTTCTTGGTCTTCTGGCAATGGAGCATAATTTTTAAATTCGCTTGCTTTTGTTATGTTGCCATTATTAATGTTATCTTGAATAACCAATAGCTCATTACTATTTGCTCCATATTGAAGTCTAGCTGATAGCATCAAACTATCTTTTCTGCTTTGAACTGATGGCCTATCTCCTAAATCAACATCCTTCCAACCTTCATCTGTTCTAACTATGGCTCTTCCGCCAAAAATTATAGGCTTATTAGATGTTATGTCATCCAATTCGCTCATTCTGTTGTCGTAGCCACCAGACTGTATTTGTAAATTTAAATCAACCTTTTCTCTTGGCGACAAATGTTCAGAAGCGTCTACCTGCCTCATCATAGCGTTTCTTAAATTTTCTCTTTCTTGAACAGACTCTTCTGTTATTTGTGTCTCTAATCTTGTTCTTCTAGTCGTTTCAACACTTTGTTCTGTTCTTGCTAAATCAGCGGCCATTTGTGTAGCTGCTTGCTGTTGAGCTAATAAATCAGCTTGTCTTTGCCTAGTTACATCAGCAGCCATGCCACGCATCTGAGCAGCTTGAGTTCCAAGCCCTAAATTTCCTACAGCTTGTGCGGCTTGGAGAAGGCTTTGTGGGTCATTAGGGTCTACACCCTTTAGGGCTTCCTGAACCTTTTCAGACTCAGTTCTAACGTCTAGTCCTAACATTCCACCAACACCCCTACGCATTGCCTCTTGTCTTTGGGGCATTTGCATAGCTAAAGCAGATACTAGAGGAGCCTGAGTCCTAGCCAAGCCTGTAAGACCGCCAGTTAACTCTCGTCCTTTGAGTATCCCCTCTGTAAGCATACGCTGTTGACGCTGAGCAGGAGTCTCAATAATGTCGCTAAATAAAGATTGTATGTTAATAGCCATTACTAGCTCCGTTAGTTAGGGTTATAGCTTATTTCGCCAGTAACAGGATTATATTCAATTCCTGTATTACCTA